CACCTAGGCATTAATCTAGGAAAATGCGGATTATCAATTGGTACATATTCTCTATACATCTCAACTAACCGTTCTCTAGTTAATCCATTTGGATTTAATGCATCAGTATGTGCACCACCATTATGTTTAACTCTCTCCTCATAAGGAATTAATTCCTGAACTTGTAATTTTCTTTTATAGAATTCCTCTGTCATAGGAGCAAACCCATAATTGAAAATGATAAATCTATCAGTATTAATTATTCTTCTAAAATGTCTTCCAGGAGGATATCTGAAATTAGGAGTATGAATTGCTCTAGACCCCCTAAAATCTAACGTAAATGGAACGTCTAACCCAGTTTTAATAATTTCCCATAACGGTTTATCATATGATAATGTGGAAGAGTCTCGCAATTCTTGATCATCAATAAAATACAAACAAGGGATAATATTAACCCCCAGTGTACTATCTAGCGAATTAAAATCACCAATTAAAAATTCAGTTACATTTAGACAGGCTTTCCACACATCCTCACCATATCTAGATTCATATTCAAAAACTTCATTTTGTAATTCAACTTCATTATATTCTGAATTTTTTGATCTAACAAATTCCCACGTTGGACAAATTTCTTTTACAATTTCTGCAGATCTATCTGTTGAATCATAATCAATAATAATACCATGATCAAAATATTTTTTATGATGATTCAACCACCACGGAAGTAAATATTCTTCATTGTAAATATGCGATATAATAACTTTTTTCATAATTTCCTACCAAATAATTTCATAATTATCACCATTAAATCTAACCAACCCACTATGTATATAGTCAGAAGATCTATGGAGATTATATTCATTGATTAACCCATCTAATGATCCATGATAAACTTCATATTTCCTTAAAAATTTAGAATATCTTGTAAGATACTTATCCATTACATCAGAATTACCAATCCCTAAATGATCGCAATAATTTCTACCAAAACCAAATTTTTGACTATTAATATCTATATGACTTGTAAATAAAAAATTATTATTTAAAGTATTCTCACAGAAAAAGTTATAATCAATTTTATCTTCAACAAGAATATCGAATCTGCTTTTAATAACTAAATCATATTCACCATGAACGGAAACGTAATCTTGAAATAATTTATAGCATTTTTCAATTTTTACTGCTTGTGGTCCTTGCTCAAATCCCCTATTAATTTCTTCAGATTCAACATTAAACATCACAACATTTAAATCAGAAAATAAATCAAATACTTCATGATTGCTCAGAACGAGTTTTTTATTTTTAGGATATAGATCTAATCTATCAGTTGGATAAGCAGACTCAACTTCATTATAAGTGTCAACAAAAATATCTATTTGATGGCGCTCATCAATAAATTTATCAATAAAATTTTGTTTACAATATTCCCAAGTTCTTAAATGACCTGGAAGAAGGATAGCAATTTTCATTCTCGTTCCTCAACATAATCAACACAAATGGCATAAACACCAAGATTTCTATAATAGTCAAAATTAACTTTTTCAGAAAAATCAAGTATAACAATGTTTCTATATGGTTTTTTTTGTTTACCAGGATATGCCCAAATAAATTCGTGCGATGTTATTGTAACATCATCTTCTTGATGCCAAAAATAATTAAATCCAAGATTATTTAAAGCGAATAATGCATCTTGATTTTTACAATGAATCCACAATTTATCTTTCCGTTCTACCAAATAAGATAATGAAATTCTATCCATTCCTTTATTGTGACCAAGATAAAATTCACCATAATGACACCAAAGATCTACTTCAACATCATACCCTTTTGATATACATAAATCAATTTGATCAGGGTGATTCTCAGTAAAAATATTTGGACCGTTTAGATTACCTCTATGACAAATAATTTTCATTTAAGCCACCAATGCTTTTACATTATTTTCTCTTAAAATACAATGCAATAATTGAGAATGTTCTTCATGAACAATACCAATTCTATCAATGGCATTTTTCATTAAATTATGTGGAATTGTATTTCTACTTGATTCAATTGTAAAATTATGAAATTCCGAAAGCATAAAATCAATAATCTGAAGTAGATTTCCTTTAGTAGAAATTAAAATTTGATCATTAGCAAAACCCATGGAACATTTATTCATTATAACTTTATTAATAATATCAAAATAATTTAGATGGTCAATTGAATTGGGGATAACATCAAATCTTGTTAAAATGATAAGATCATATTTAATTTTATTTGCAATCTCGTATTTAGTTATCATATCAAGACCTTTCTTCCATTTTACTAATTGTAAATAAGAAGAACCATTTTCAAGAATCATTGCTGGATGAATTGTTGGTAGTATTTCTGTATCAAAATATTGTACCATATCAGAATAAGAATCAATTAAAATATCTTTATATTCAAACTCAGAAAATGAATTTATATCAATTGATTGTTCGTCATAAAAATTTAAAGCATTTTTAATACAACCATGATACATATAACGAACATCATAGGTGTTAATAAAATAATCAGGGGAAAGAGGATTAAATTTATCTAAAAATACTGGTGAACATCTATCAAAAGTTCTATAATTACCATTTAATAATACTGCTGTTTTCATAAAATATTTTTAGTTAAAAAATTAGTTAAATCTTCAGGAGTCCCTATGCCATACATCTTATTAACATATTTTACAGTTAACAATTTATTATTTTCTACAAATTCATTAAATACAGGGCAGATATAAAATTCATTATTAACCCTAATATTTTTTTCAATCATTTGTTCCGCATATTTAACAAAATCAGAACCTTTTGTGTAATAATAGATTCCTGTTGAAGCAATATTTGAGATAGGATCTTTTTCTGCAACCCTTTCTATATAGCCACTAGAATCTAACTTAGCAAAACTCCATTTTGGGTGAGTTGATTCAAAAACTAACATACCACCATCAATTTTCGCGTTACTAAACGAATACATAGTTTCATTAGAATTCCACTCAATATATTGATCACTATTAGCAATTAATAAAGGATTATCATTATTAATAAATTCTTTAGCCAATAAAGCTGTACAAGCAGCACCCTCTGTTAAACCATCAACTTGAATAATAGTACAGTTAGGGGAAATTAAATTTAATAGATGCCTTAAATTATATTTCTCATAATGTTCTTGTTGAACAAGAAAAATATAATTAGCATCGATGTTAAGATTTTCTACCACAACCTGAATCATAGGTTTACCATTAACGTCAATTAATGGTTTAGGGAAAGTATAACCTTGTTGTGCAAATCGGGAACCCAATCCAGCCATAGGAATAAGAACATTTAACTTTTTATCAATCCATGGAATAGTATTTTCAGTAGTCATATTATTAAGTTCCTTTAACTTTAATTCAATTTTACTTAATGTTAAATTTTGTGGATTTTCAACTGGCAATAGATATGCACCAGAATCTAATGCACCTTTACGACCTATATGACTATCTTCAATAATAAGCGTTTGTAACGGAATACAATTAAGTTCAGTCATACATTTCCAATACATTTCCGGAAATGGTTTTGCTCGTTTTACATCTTCATTACTAACAAAATAATCAACAAATTCCAATACACCAATCATCAACAAAGATAATTTTACAGTTTCTCTAATTGAATTAGAAGCAACAGCAATTTTATATCCTTGATGTTTTAATTTGGAAAATATGTCAATCAATTTTAAATCATCATCCAATTTTTTGATGATATCTAACGTAGCATTCTGTTTGTCTTGCCAAACTTGATTAAAATATTTTTTATTTAACCCCTTTTCAACAGCAAGTAAGTCTAATTTTTTTGTTGTATTAAGACCGTCATATTTCGTTAGATGTTCATCGTATGAAATACGATACATTGGATCAATTTTTTCTAGAGCAGAATTTAACGCATCATAATGCCAATCTTTAGATTCAAGTAAAACTCCATCTAAATCAAATATAATTAATTTTATCATGTTAAATGTACCAAGGTAGAATGTCTATTTTTATAATAATGACGATCAAATGTATCTTGAATACTAGATCTATTATCCCAATTAATCATCTCATCCTCATAATATATATTTTGTTCTAGGTTCATCAAATCTACTAAAACCGATATTCCAGTTACAGTAGTAATAAATGTGTATTTAGAGTTCTTTATTAAATTTAGATTATATAAAATTGGTTTAGTGTAATCTAAAAATAAATGATCATTAAATTTATTTGATTCTTCTAATAAACCACATTTTCTGCGTTTATCGGATGTAGTAGAAACGCATCTATCACCAACAAGTTGATTGGAAATTTGTTCAACTGTTTGGTCAGGAACAGTTAATACAAAATTATCATCAGTTTCAAAATCGAATCCATATCGTTCTTTAAATAATATTTCATACCTACAAGTTTCTATAGGTCTAATGTCATTTAATTTCTTTTCTTGGACCCAAGAATTAAAAGCAAATACATTACCAGTAACAGATTGAACTTCTGATTTAAAAGCAACAACATCAAACATTTCTTGCGCTAAAAGAAATTCTTTGATACCATTAAATTTCAACATTTCATCTTGAATAATTAAAGATATCTTTCCATAGTTTTTATACAACCCAGATAGCACAGGTAATGAATTTGTAAAATCTCCTAGGTTTGCTGTCCCGACATCTGCATATAAAATCATTCGTAAAATTCCTTAAAGATAACAAACCAACCATCTTTATTTGGATCAAGTTTATGTGGTGTAAAGAAACTTGGAAATTTTAAATATGACATTAACATTAATGTTTGATCATCATCCACCAAATTATTAATTAATAATTCATGTAAACTTAATTCCATAATTTTTTGATATTTGTCCCAACCATATTTGTTTGATACAGCATGGCAACCTTGAAAATACACAATATTATATTTTAATGTATCCATAATATTTGTTGTTTGATCAATATCTTTAATTTGGAATAGATGAATTTTATCATCATTAAATGCATCATATTTCCAGCTAAAATTTTCTGTCACAGGAAATCTATCTTTATCTCTAACATAACCAAAATCAATCCAAGCTGCAGCTACATCATCAGGAATTAAACCATCATCATAACTTTTCTTTACTAGAATAGTTTTTAAGAAATTTACCAAAACATAATTTTCATTCCAATATTCAGGTAATGAAGGGTCTTGAACAAAATTAATGAATTGTTCAGAATTCATTATATTAATAATTTTATCCCTGATATCAGTAAAACTTCCAAAAAAATCATAAGGAATAACAGTTAAATCAGCATTATGCACTTTACCGATTTCTGTAAATTCTTCAACTAAATGAGGTTCCGTATAAATTATGATAGGGTTTCTAATTTCACATAAATTATTAAAATACTTGAAATAATCATCTCTACTTCTTTTAATAAATGGAGGGATCATACGATTATTTCTAACACCTTCCCATTTACTTCTTTCTAAATCAAACCATTCTGTTACAATTGTTAACATAACTATCCTTTTAAATTCTTCAATTTCCAACCAACACTTTTTATAGTATTCTCATAATCTATATAGTTTGGAGTAAAATCAATAGTTTTATATAACTTATTTGTGTTTAAAATAAATTGTTGATCAAATGGAAGATTATCACTTCCGATAAAAATACCAGAACCATATCCCATTATCAAATTATCCGCAATATCTTTTACAGTAAAACCTTTATTTAAACCAAGATTAAAAATACCCTTTGGTTCAATTTTAAAAATTGCATTTAAAAGATATACAACATCATCAATATAAATGAAATCTCTAACAATATTTTTATTCAAATTGAATTCAATTTTATTTTGTTCTAATAAATTTGTTAAACAAAAACCAAAAAATGAAGTTCTATAGGGCTCAAAACCAAAAAAATTAGAACCCCTTATAATACAAACATTTTCAAAATTTTGTAATAGATGTTGTTCTGTTATTGCTTTATTTTCACTATAAAAATCAAATGGATTATATGGATCAGTTTCAACAAAAGTTTTTAATTCTTTTGAATTACCATAAACCTTTCTTGATGATAACATAACATAATAACAACCAGCTAAATTTGCTCGCTCAGCAAGTTGTACATCAATATCAAAAGACCGATGATATTTACTATCTCGGTAGGAAGGAGATAATGCTGTATTGATAACAATATCAAATTTATTGAAATCAACACTATTAACATTTCTATGAGAAACTAATTCATAGTTAAAATTAATATCAGGATTGAATAGATGACTTCCAACAAAACTTCCACCAACTATTAAAATATTTTTCATAATTAATCGTATGCAGTTTGACCTGTTGATGATACAACGTACTGTAACCCTAATGTTTCAAAAGGATAAACCATATCAGGATCTAAACATTTGTAATGAGAATGTTCTGATTGAAACCCACCTTCACAAGAACCAATAATATTATCAAATTTTTTGAAATAATCATCAATATTATCTTTATGTAAAGAATACATTCTGGTTTCGTAAATTTTCATACCATTACCCATCCATGAATCTGATGGAGTTTTGAAAACATATTTACCTTTAGCTTCCTTATATTTTTCAATATCAAACTGATCGTTTAAAATACCTCTTCCACCCAATTTGAAAATTCTATCAACTGATGACATATCAATATTAGCTAAAGCAAATTGAATTGCAGAAACAAACATTACCAATTCACCATGAGATTTCATCCCATACATACTAAATTGACGAACTTGTTCATGTTGAGCAAAATCAAAATATTGATCAACTAATGGTAAGATTACACCAGCGTCACCACCAGTTGATTCCAATGAACAATCACAAAAAATTATATAAGAATTTGGTATTCGTTCTCTAATAGATTTTAACCCCTCAAGAGTTTGAGTAAATCTATCTTTAATATCAATAACACCAATTCTTGCTCCAATTGCAGATGGAACGATAACAATATTTTCAATCATAATTTTTCTTAAATACACAAGTTAAAATATTTGAATATGGTTGGTTATTTTTTCTTATAGTATCTTCAACATCAGTTGAATTTACTAACCAATAACCATTAGCACCCATAAAACCAACTAATGCCTGATAATTAAAATGCCAAATATGTTCATCTGGTTTTCTATGTTTCCAATTATCAAACCATTCATCACTAAAATAAAAACAATTAGGAACAGAAATACAAACAAAATTACACTTTAATTCTTTAACAAAATCAATATCAGGAAAATGTTCTAAAGAATCGAAAAATGTAATAACATCATATTTTCTATCAAACATACTTGGACTTCGTTGAATTCCATCCGGTATTGGATAATCAGAAACGTCATATCCAAAACAATCTATAACTTGATTTGATGCAGCTAAAAGAAATTCTCCATTACCATAACCAACGTCTAAAATTGAAGTTGGAGTTCTACCAATACTTCCAACAATATAACCATATCTTAAATATGAAATTAATTTTGAATTTAATTTATATTGTTCGGAATTGTAAATATCAGAATAAGAATAATCGTAAACAAAAGGTTTTGTTTCAATTTGTCTTACTCTACCATCGTCATACATTTTATAATTATCTAACATTTATTTTACACCCAAATGCGCTATACATTACCATCTCATTCTCTTTAAAATTCAAAGGAAATGTGTGAAAAATTTCTTGAGCTGAATAGAAAAATAAATTCTTAGGTCTATTAATTAATGATCCAGCTAAATGACTCGTTCCAGTATCACCACCAGCAAAATATTTACACGTAATCAAATGTTGTATATTTTCATCATAATCATACGAATATTCTAATCCAAGGAAATTTCTTTCAATAAAATCTTTTTGATCTTCGTGAGTACAAACAATAATACGTCCTTTAAAATTTTGTTGATAATATTGAATAATTGTTTTCATTAAATCAATGCTCCAATTCCTATAAATATTATATTGTGCATCAAATAATGGAAAAATACAAATTTTATCTTCTTTCTTATATTTTGTATTATCAACTTGGACTAGATCGCCGGAAATTGATCTATAATCCCAGACATTAAATTTTTCGAATTGAAAATATTGATCACCAGCAATATCAGAAAAATAATCAGTATGTTCCTTTAAAAATTCTCTAAATTTCTTTACTGAAGAACTATCTTCAATAGATTCATCAGGGAGATAAATTTTAATATAAGGATTATTCAGAATAATCCTTATATGTTCTAGTAAATTACAAACCCCTAAAATATCACCGCTTCGAATTCTTCCACCAAAATCTTTTTGTTGAATATTAATAATCATCAAAATACCTTTCCATTGTAATATTCTGTGCTAGAATAAAAATTTTCTGTAGTAAAAGTTCCATTAATTATTTGGTCACATCTTATTTTATATAGATCAGCATTTTGTTGAGATCTACCTTGATATAGGTGATAAACACTATCAGCAAAAACAGTTCCTATACCATAATATCCATAATTACTCAATTTCCAAATTCCTTCTTCTGGAGATCGCTCAAATTGTGTTGGGTATAATGCTTTATACATTAGTTTTCTTTCATCAGCTAATCTAGAAATTTCTTCAGCAACATCAGATCTCGGAGTTTCTAAGAAACTTGGTTTTCCCAAATTATTCCAAAATTCTCGAGATATAAAATAAAAACAAGGAGCAGCATAGATATGATTAAATGGTGGAATATGATTAGCTACTTGAGCACAACCAATAAACGTTCCGGATTTTGAAACGTAGTCAATAGAATAATCAACAATTTCTCTGTTTAACGGAACACAATCATTTTCAATAAATCCCACAATATCTGAAGTTGAATTTTCTAATACATAATTCATCCATAAACCATGATGTACACCATTTAAATTATAATAATTTATAGGCAAGTTAAAATGATTCATAACTTGTGTATGAGATTTAACTAAATGTTTACCATTATCCCAATAGAGAGAATTAATTTCAAATTTCATAGTGTGGCAACCCAACTTATAATTCTTTTAATAACATCTTCTGATGTATGCCCGTCCCATTCAGGAGCAACCTCTAATTCAAGGATATCTGAAGTTGAATTCCAAAATTCGTTGTATGGAAGGTGATAGGTAATAGTTCCTGTTGGCAAATTCATACCAGCAATAAACCAACCATCATAACTAGCCCCATCATTATGAACTAAACTTTTCCATGCAAGATTTTTATGTGATTTCATTAATCCTGCAAATAATGAACACCTATGTGCATATAATTCATTAAATGTATGATAACCATCACTAATATTACCAACATCACATTCAATTGTTACTTTACTCATTATAATTTCCTATAAATTTTTCGCTAGAAATAACTCTATATGAATCTTCATTTTTATCATGTGTAGAAAATTCAATAATATCTGAATCCTGTAAACCAATTATTTGATGACGTAATCCAGGATAAATTCTAAATGCATCTCCAGGTAAAAGAGTAATTTCTTTACTATTCTCGTAATCATCTGAATCAGAATACTTTAACTTAACATTACCGCTTTGCAAATAAAAAGTTTCATCTTTAACTGCATGATAATGAAATGAACCAATATGACCTTTATTGATATGAATTACCTTACCACAATATAAATCAGTATTAACAATAATTTTCTCATACCCCCACAACTTTTCAACAATTTGCATCACACCCTCCAAGGAAAATTTCCATCATATTTTTGAGCCATTTTATAATTACCATGTTCAAAAAATTCTTTTGTTACTGAACCCTCATTACCATCTAACCTATAATTTACTGTATATTTACCAGTACATTCATATTTCGGGAAATATTGAGCTAAAGCTTGACGCACAACTCTGTCTTGCCCCCAACCACCATGCCATGCTCCAGCAATTGCAACTGCAACTTGTCTTTTCAAACAATAACAATTAGTGTCTATATGATATGTATTAGTCCAGGCTTCCCATTTACCTAAACTTTCACAATCATCGTAACACAAAAAATTACCTTCTTTATCAGTAATATTGCGTAAACTATAAACCCAATCACTATTACTGGTTTCTAATGAGTTGATCATAGATTCAATATGAGTCGGTTCTAACCAACAATCTTGATCTAAAAAGAACACATAATCATGATTCACTAAATGAGAAAAACCAGCATAGACTCTATGTCCATAAAACCCATTAGCTCCAACATTATCAGATAGACAAACAACTTGAGTATCTAGGTTCGATAAATTTCTAACAAGGATCCTCTCGACCTTGCTACGATGTTCTTTCCCATCAATAACAACAAGGGCTGTTAAATTTGTATATGACTGCCTAGCAATGCTCTCGATCGTTTTTTTCAAGGTTTTAGCCCCTGTTGTTGGGACTATTACAACTGCACTTTTCATATTATACCTTAAACCCATCAAAAGATTTTTTTTCTAATTTTTTACCAAAAGTCGATTTATATGATTCTTCTTGTTTTTCACCAGCATCAACAATACCATCTTGAGCTGAATCTTCAACATCATATAATCTCATCTTTGCTCTATCAACACCAATAACAAATCTTTTATTAAGATTCAAATCTCTATAACGATTTTTTAATTGTTTAACCATTATTTGGTTTAACTCATACAATTCTTCACTATTGATAATAGCAACCATAAAATCAGCAATAGCTGGAATACCAAACGATTCAGAAACATCGTTCATATCAATATCACTAGATGCTGCACCACTACGAGTTGTTTGTGTTGCTGTAACCACAGGAAGATTAAATTCTTGAGCAAAACCGCGCAATTCTTCACCAATTGCTTTAATATATGTATAGGAATTAACACCACCTGACATTTTCATTCTAGAACTAGCGCAAATATTAAGATAATCAACAAATACTACATCCGGAACAAAATTCTTTTTTAATCGTAACTCATTCAATAAAGTTCTAAAATGATTTACATTTGCTGCTGCTGTTGGATATTCTTTGACAAATAATTTTCCAACAGTTTTAGACTTAAGATACTTCATCTTTTTTTCATAAGATGGTTTATCCATAGTCATCAATTCATCCATTGATATTCTAAGAAGATTAGCATCAATACGTTTCGCAATTTCTTCTTCAGCCATCTCACAAGTTATATACAAGACATTATTACCACCTTGTTGAAAACTTGCTGCCCAATCACACATCATTAAACTTTTGCCTCCATGAGGAGGAGCAAGAATAACATTTAAAGTTTTTTTCGGTAAACCATTATTAGTAATTTTATTAAAATAATTTAATGCGAATGGAACTCTTTCTTCTGTTCTATGATAATAATCATATCGAGAATCGCTATCATCTAAATAATCATGACCAACACTAGAATCAAAAGATATTGCTAATGCATCAGATAATAACTTAGGAATTGAACCTTTGGATAATTCTTTGTGGGAATTATCCAAAATTGATATAGATTCAAGAACTGCATTATAAATCGCCTTTTCTTGACAAAATCCTTCTGTTTTGTCAACTAACCATTCTAAATCTACTGTTTCTGCACGTGTTTCATGAAACTCTTTTAAAACATCAAGAGTTTCTGTATACTCATCATCAGATAACGATTTTTCACTTAACTGAATTACCAACGCTTCATACGTTGGTATATTCCCATAATCAGTAACGAAAGAAGAGATTTCATTAAAAATAACTTTTTCACTTCTTTCTTTAAAATAATCAGGTTTTATAAATGGTAATACTTTTCTTGTGTATTCTTCATTATAATGAAGATTCTTCAAAATTAGTTTGTTCAGATTCAACCTTATTCTCCACACTATTTTGCAATATTGAAAGTAAAATATCACCAATTTTAGATTTAAATTCTACAGTATGTATTTCTTCTTCTGTACACCCAGCTAAATCAATAACATCAAAATTAAATGACAAAACGGCTTCTTCAGATGTGTCTTCAGCTTCAGCAATAGATACATTAGAGTATGTGTAAATCACACCCTTAAATGGAACTTCTGCAATCTTGATTCCAGCAAATCCGTTAACCTCAATAAAATTATAATCTATTTCTTCTTTATAGTCAACCATTATTTTCTCCTACCAAATACCAAACCAAATTCCGGTTCCGTGAACCCAAGCTACTGGGACCGCAATGGCTCCAGCAATCAAGAATAACCATTCACTGTTTTGGATACATGTGATAACATGAGTAATCCAAGCAGCTAGTCCCCATCCAATAAATAAAATGCAAAACCCAACAACACCCAAATATAATTGTTCATCTGATGTCAATTTCATATTATTCTTCCTCACCACTAAATGCTTCAGAAATTATTTCATCTGAAATACTATTATCCATTAATAATCCATTAGAAATTTGATAATTTTGTTTAACCCAAGAATCAAAAGATTGATCTAAAATAATACTAGACCAAAATTCTTTATTTTCAGTTTCTTTAAGGCGATATTTTTTCGTTTCAATCTCGCCTGTCTCAGTATTTACTTTAGAATACCAACCATTTGATGGTTTAACAATATGACCAGATTCAAGAGCAATATCCAATAAACCGCTCCATTTTGAAATACCGCCTTCAAATTTTACAGTAAATGGTAATTTTGCTTTTTCTCTAACAAATCGAGACTTTTCGATATTAATAGTAAAATTCCACCCTACTAAATCAGAACCATCTTTTTCTTGTGATTTAGAAATAATAAAAATTTGATTAGCAGAATACATTACTGCTGTACCGCCACCAACCACAGCTTTAGAGTACAGCTCCATTGTTTGGTAGATATGATTTATTACCACGCAAGGAATATCTTTCATTGTTAAATGTGGAGTAATAATTCTCAATAAAGATCGAATCGCTTTTGCTCTTGTCATATCAGTTACTGATTTTTCATCTAATGCGTCTTCAACTTCTTTTTTCGAACTTAATGCACCCAACGAATCAACAAGAACAAATACTTTATCTCCTCGTTTAATTTCTTCTAATCTCTTAACAATATCAAATTTTAACATTTCAATATGTTCAATTGGGATATGGATAACTCTAGATGTATCAATACCATTTGAAGCAAGATATTCTGGCGTAATACCAAATTCAGAATCATAAACTAAAGCAACTGCATCAGGGTATTTGTCGAAATATGCTTTCATACAATATAACCCTAGAAGAGTTTTAAATGATTTTGAAGCACCAGCAAAAACTGTAAGACCAGGAACTAAACCTCCAGATAATGATCCAGAAAAAGCAACATTTAAAATTGGTAGATTGGTTTGAATACAATCTTTTGCATTAAAGAATGGGGAATTAGCTAGAACTGCAGCTTGTTTTATTGTGCCTGCTTTTTGTAATTTTTCTAATAAACTCATTTATTCACCGTTTTATTTTTAGTCATTCCTCGACACCAACCGATACCTGGATTGGTATGAGATCTTTTATTTTCAACACCGTTAGTCCACCAAGGTCTTGAACCAACAATTTTACCACCAATTTTACCCCCCTTAGAGGAATTTTCTATAACTAAATCATAATTATTAATTCTCCAGTCATATCCACCAATTCCACTCCTAGTTCCAGCTTCCTGAAGAGCATTAGCTCCAATACTAGCCCATTCTGATCTTAAATTTTTATAATTTGGATCATGAATACCAATTCCAGATAAAACATTTTGTTTACCACATACAGCAGCAACATCTGGAAATTTTTTAAAATGTGGGGTAACTAGACCCTCAAAATGAATTCTTTTCGATTCAGCTGATCTATCCCAAGAACCAGAAAATATTCCAAGTTTCTGTTCTTTAGTCATTTTACCACCAATTTTACCAGCTAAAGAACAAATTAATAAATTAACTTCAATTTCAGGATTACCTTTTAATAAATAGTAGGCTTTTAAATTTCCTAAATTGAACCCCATTTTATATCTCAATAAATGAATTACCCTGTGTTCTTTTATAGTTAAAGGAACAGTTTCTGTTGAGGTAGAATCTTCGTGAATAGGTATAATATGATGATTTTGATATAATTTACTATCATATACCCTTGTTCTAGCTCTAGATATTATTGAGTCATGTATACGAATATAATTCATATCATCAAAATTTTTGTTGATTGTTCTATATCTATACCAGAAATAGGTTCTTCATCTTCTTGTTCAGATAACCAATTAATATCAATATTTTTAATATCATCAAAATCTTCAGGTAAAAAGAATTCTCCCATTTGAGATCCATCTTGATTAAAAATCATAACATAACGAGATAATGAAAATAAATTGTTTACAGATAAAGCAGTGTCAACAGCACACAAAACAGGATCTTCTTCCCAAATATCAGTAAATAATGTAACTACTTGTTCAAATTCTTTTGTAAGACCATTATCTAATGATATAGTAATGCTAGAATTATAAAAATGACAATCATTCTCTTCCGAATAATATTCATAAAGTTCGATTGAAGTGAGATGGACACCAAATAAAGTCCAATTTGAAATTGTATCAGTCATATATTTCCTTCTATTAAATTAAAATTGCTGATTATTTTAAAGAGGGGAGCCACCCCTCTTAACTTTATTTATACTAACTAAAAAAATCTTCAATACTATTCATTCGTTCATGAGACCAACCAACAGCTTCTAACATACCATTTAATGGGTCTAAAAATGTTTTTTCGTACTGTTTCTCGTAATCAACATACTTATCCAACCCAAATTCAGGAGGTAATCCAACTGAAAATGAAATTACTTCATTTTTTAATGGATTAGGTTTTTTCAAATAACAAAACTTAATATTCTCACCTTCACCAATATTTTCATACTTATGCTGAAGATTTAATTCTTTAAGTCTATTATTATATAGAATAGCTCCTTTAGTATGAATTGGGCAACCGCTGGCATACAATGTTTTTGAATCACTATATTTTTCAATACCATTTACGCCACGCGGAAATGAAATTTCTTCAACAGAATAATTGTAAAATTCAGATTTAACACTGGAAACGAAATCCTGAACATCAGATTCAGTACCATTTAAGATTAAACCTACAGATTTCTTTAATTTATCTCTAATAACTTTCGGTGTTGAAGATTTAACAACTTCTAGACCCATAATTTTTAATTTAGGTTCATTATACACAACACCTTCATTTTCGTAAACGTTTAATGCATAACGCTTTTTACCAGTCCAAAAACCTTTAGAACTAATCGCTTCTAATTTAAATGAAATACAATCTCGATGTACATTTGTATACCGCTGAAGATCGTAACAACATTCATTAATGATTGGATCAATCTTTTCCTTACAAATTTTACTTAGTACAGGAATAACGTCCTTAACATCTTTATCTGAATAAAATTTATCAACAATCGGCTCAAGCGTTAAATAAATTGAATCTGTATCTTGATAAATAACCCAAGGATATTGAGTTTTAAATAGAGAATTCAATTTTTTATCTACATATTCACCAACGCTGATAATAATATATTGACCAGATAAAGTTACAGCTCTAGCATTTTCTAAAGTATAATATCTAAAGAATGCATTACCTAGTGCGCCATACAAACTATTCATAGCAATTTTAAATGCCATTTGTTCGTTATTATATTTTGAGATTAAATTATGTAATCGTTTATATTCAGCTTTAGCTTCTTTTTTATCTATTTTAGAACCTTTTAATAATTCTAATTCGCTCTCATAACGCAACATTGTTGATTTTGCTTCTTTACGTTTTTTCATGTAAATATCAATCAACTCAGGGATCATACCAACTTTATCTTTTCTATACATAGCACCATTAGCTGCTACAGTATATTCCTCAGGAAAATCGTATTCTTTATTCAGCAACCCTTTAGTTGTAATGTTACCATCAAACATACCAACAAAGGTCTCTAGGGATATGTTCCAGGTCTGCATAATACTTGGATACAGACTGGTAGCATCAAAAGCAGTAACCCACTTGTAGAATCCTGGAATTGGTTCACGGACGAACGCTCCTTCAAACTGTTCTGATTTACTATTCTTAGATCTTGGTGGAATAACAACATTTTTAGATTTCAAATGATTAAAAATAATTGAATCCCACATACGAATTTGACTGAATACGTCACCATAATTAACTTTTGCCAAATAAGACGTAGTTAAACATAGTTCGAGCAATTTCATTTTGTCTTCAAGTTCATCTACTCTATCGCAATCGATAGTGTTATATAAGACAAATTTATTCCACCCATAAGTATAAAAATCTTTAAACGTATCAAATTCGCTATGATCTAATTTACCACAATTTAATTCAACTTGAGCAATAGTTTCTAAACGATAATTCTCTTGTTTTGTATAAGTGTATTTTTTGTATAAATCTCTAAAATCAACAACAGGAACCCCAACAATTTCATAAAGAGTTGTAGCTTTACCATAATCGTCTTTAGTTTTTCGTTCTTTAATACGATTCCAGGGACTTAATTCTTTAAGTCTATCTTCACTACAAATATTTTTAATTCGATTTACAAGATATTTTATATCAAATCCTTCAACATTCCACCCTGTAATAATATCTACATTAGAACGTTTCCAGAAATCGACAAATTGATTTAATAATGAATATTCGTCTTGACATAAAATTAAATCACAATTTTCTATTGGATCTCCAGTGTATTCTCTGGACATAAATGTTGTATTGCGTTTTGTTTTCATGTTCTTCATAGTAATAAGAAGAACTTCTTCACTTGCTTGATCAGGATTAGGAAAACCAGATTGTTCTGTTGCAGTTTCAATGTCAAGAACAAATGAATTAATATGATCCATACTCCAGTCAATCAGTCCAGTAAATTTATCAGAAATAAACTGGACATCAAAACCTATATCACCATAAATTTCAAAATTATCTACATCAGAATATCGTTTAATAAAATCTCTTGTTTCACTAATACTTCCTGGTTGAATTTCTTCTACATATTGACCGAAAAGATTTTGCCACTCACTTTTCTTATTAGATTTCACATAAACTTTAGGCGAGTATTCTAATTTAAATTGAACTCGTCTACCATCTTCAATTCCCCTATAAAGAATACTATTACCTAAAATTGATACATCTGTGTAAAAATTTGACATTTATTTACCTAAAATAAATTTTGGAGAAGGTGTTGTAATATGACCAAAAACTGAATTATATTGTTCAAGGAATGCATCTTCAATCTCAATAAAAAATATAATTCGTTCTCTGTTAAAGGTTAATTTTAACTCGCTACCTTTTTGCGAATAGTGCGGGAATGGAGCAAAAGCATAAGATTGTTCTTGTGGATTTGCTCTAGAAGGAACAATAACTAATTGAATAGCATTTTTATAAACATCACCATCAGCAGTTGTTTCTACATATTCAGCAATAACATCTTCACCAGTTGCTGTTCTAAACATTCTAATATCTGTCATTTTAATTTTCCTCGTATTTTATGACATTTACGCCACATTGTTTTAAAAATTGAATACCATCATTAGATCGATATTCTGTTTTATAATACACAATTCTGATACCAGAACCATATATAATTTTTGCACACTGTAAACATGGACTATGTGTACAAAATAATGTTGCACCGATTCCAGATTCAGTATAACTAGCTAATTGAGAAATTGCATTAGCTTCAGAATGAATAACCTCATCATATGTTTTCAATCCACGCCAGAAAAATGAATCCGGAATCGGCTCATATCTATGTTGATCTTCCAACGATAAAGCAAAATATTCTGAATCAGATAAAATTACCACCTTTTCGCAAGCATTAGGTTCCCAACCTGCAGGCAACCCATTATATCCACAACTAATTATACGATTATTCTTTACAATTACTGTACCAACTTTTAATCGTTCAGCATAGGATAATTCAGCTGTACGCTCAGCTACATCCATAAAATAATTAATAAATTTATTCTTCATCATCATTCTCATATTGAAATTCTTTATCCATATCATCAATGAACCAGTTTATAATTTCCATTGCTTCATGAATATCTTCTTTTGAAATATCAGTATCATAAAATTGTTTTAATAAACTAGGAGTCATTTCAACCAATTCTTCATAATATAAATCAACAAGACGTTCTGCTCCAACATACCAAAGAGAAAGAACTTGTTCATTCTTCGTCTCACCAGAAGAACAATTATGAAAAGAATACCAATTAGAATCAGACCATCTTGTGTATGCCATAAAAATCACCAAATTATTGTATATAGAACTATTATACTATGAATCTTGAAAAATAGCAAGCATAAAAAACGGCAACCATATTGATTGCCGTTTAGGGAAATACCTAATATTCTATATTTTATTCAATTTCGAATACTTTAGGTTTTTTATGTTCTGGAATTACGTTTTGAAGTGTTACATATAACATACCGTTGGATAATGTCACTTTCTCAACCTCAACGGTATCAGAGAGCGTAAACACTCGTTTGAAATCTCTTTCTGCAATTCCTTTATGGATATAGTACAAAGAATCTAAATCCTCTGTTTTAGTAGAACCAGAAATAGTTAATTTTCCGGAATCCAGAACAATTGAAATATTATCTTTCGAATATCCAGCTACAGCCAATTTGATAACAAATTGTTCTTCTGAACGTTTGATAATATCATATGGAGGAAATCCTGTTTGAGGTTTTTCCAATTCTTTGATTCTACGAAAAATTTCGTCAAAACCAATAAATGCTGAATTATGAATAGATCTAAAATCTGCTAGTGCAGTGTTGTTAATTGTCATACATTTCTCCTTATAATAAGCAAGATATATTAAAAAGACTCCCGAAGCGAGTCTGATTTTTGTAGAACCACCCTACAAAACTATTTAGCCAGCAAAAACGTCTCCGCTCCCAGTGGCTGTATGGCCGCATGTAGCTGCATCACCAGCTCTACATACAGCAATACCATTTACAAAAACTGTTCCTGAACCGACAGCCATAACTGGACCAGCATGAATTGCTGGACCATGCCCAGCAACTGCATCACCTATTCGAACAGCGCCTTTGCCATTTACAAATACATTACCAGAAGCACCGATTAGAGTACCTCCAGCTGTGTCAGTATCTTTTCGGGTAACTCCAGGCATTATTTTTTCACTTTCCCAATATTATATTTACTAACCAAATTGTATTCATGTTTTTCTTTATATGAAAGAATCTTAATTTGGCTAATTGGAACTAATGGAGATTTACATTCATCTTGATTTCGTATTTCCAATAATTCCCAATCTGCTAATAATTTAACAATAGTATTTCTTCTGGCAATATCATTTTCGCTAATATCATGAATTTTATTATCTAATCCAAATAATTCCTTAAAATGTATAATTACATACCTACCTTGTTTATGTAAAATATGACAAGATTGATATAATGTTTTATCTTTTTTTGATAAAACACCAATACGAGATAAAGTTTCTTTGATTTTTAAAAAATCATTTTCATCAATGAACACTTCTATTCCGAATCCATTAAAAATATCACTCATTTTATAACTCCAGTTTTATCTATAACTTCCTTAATTGTTTTTATTTGATCAGGAGTAAGAATTCTCAATGCTTCCTTTGCTTTTTCGGAAGAATACCCGAAATATTCTTTTACACTCTGAATATCATCTGATTCGCTAGATTTATACCACTTTTGAAATGGTCGTTTCTTAGCTTTTAATGTATTTAGGTAAAAGTGGTATTGTAACTTGTTATCCAAATTTGGATAACGATTCATTTCGTTAACATATAATATTGTATCGTTATGTTGAGAAATTGCTCTATTAACGATATAAGGTTTATATTCTTTTTCGTTTTCCGGAGTTAAAATATCGGTTTTAGTTTGTAATACACTAGGTAAAACTTCCTTGAATAAATCAAGCATAATTCCCCCTATTTAAATTCCAAATCTACCATACATTCAGTAAAAAACGCCATTAAATTAATTTCATGATCAACAACAAAAGCTGTTTGATATTGATATTTACCAATCAATAAAACTAACTGTGGAATAGAATTACTTTTAAGAATGTCATTCATATTATCATATAATTTTCGATAAATTGTATGACTATCATTATCTAAATTATCAATAACCCATTTTCTAACATTAATAAAATCTTTTTCTTTCATTGCTTTTATTAATGGAGTAATATTTAAATCAGAAACTTGAGCTAATAATCCAGCATCAATAACACCACCCATAGAATAACGTTGCAACTCATTTAATACTCTACGATTATCTGGATAATATTTTGCAACTACCTGAGCAACAACTTCTTTATTATATGTAACGTTTTCTTGATCAAGAATAAAACAAACTCTTTTAAAAAATCGACCCATTAATTTTTGTTTATCTTCTTTAGCAATTTTCACATCAACCACAGAACATCTAGAATGTAGCGGTTCGATGATACGATTTTTATAATTGCAAGTAAAAATAAACGAACAGTTAATTGAAAATTCTTCAATAGCGTTACGAAGCGCTGGTTGTAATGAATTAGCATTTAAATAATCTGCTTCATCAATGATAATTACTTTACGACCACCAGACAAAGAAACTGATGATGCATAATTTTTAATTTTACCGCGAAGAACATCAATACCACTCTCATCAGATCCATTAATTACTATGTAGTCACAACCAACTTCTTTACAGAGTGCTTTCGCAATAGTTGTTTTACCAACACCTGCGGAACCAGCGATTAATAGATTAGGAATTTTACCTTGATTAGCAAATTCTTGAAAAGTTGATTTAATTGATTCAGGAAGAACACAATCAGAAATTTTCTCAGGACGATATTTTTCACACCACAACATTTGTTCACGCATAATATAATCTCACATTTTAAACATAAAAAAAGGGTGACCTAAGCCACCCTAAAATTTCAAATTATTCAGCTGAATAACCAGATACAATATTCACATATAATTTAGCAAATTCTTTATCTTCAGTATTTTGCTCAGCAAAATTTTGCTTATGATAAGTTCTAGCTAGACGATTAATAATTTTCTTAGGAAGATCAATCTCATCTTTAATAGAATCAACAATATCTTTTACTGCTAACTTTTCATTATCAACTCGAGAAAGATGAACAGAAATTTCTTTTAGCCCATCAATTAAAGTTTTTTGTTGTTTTTCGTCTAAAGTACCGAATACAGTTTCAATTGATTGTGTCATAATTAACCTCCGAATTTTGATGAAGTTTCTATCGTCACCCAGTACTTTAATTCACTGGTAGTTGAAGTCCATGTTGAAATACCTTTACTTGAAATCTCAACATCATAAGTATCAGGAATAACTTTTAAATTTTCAGTTTTAAACACTAATTTAAAAACTTTACCTTCAGGATCAACATCAGCCAATTCTAAAGAGTTTGTATGACTAGCATCATTAGACTCATCAAAAGTTAATAAATCAACTTTAGCTCCATCAGATTCAACAGCAATATGTGGTGCACCCAAAACACTAGCTGTTTTCATTACCCATTCCAAATCTTCTTTTGAGAATGTAAATTTAACATCTACGGACGGAAGATTAGGACGTTTTGGTGGAGCAACAACAATCATTGATGGGTCTGTAATACGATATTTAATTTTAGAACGACCACCACGACCTTTAATAATTACATGACTAGAATCAAATTCTAATTCAGAACCTTCTTTAAACAAAGAAGTAACTGAAAGAAAATTATTTAAATCATAAATCCCGAAATCTTGAGGAATTTCTTCGCTAATAGTAGCATCAGCTAAAATATTTTTCTGAGGACTCATTGTTGAAACGGT